AATCCAGAAACAACTAAGGCTCCACCGATAATAAGTGAGAAAATATATTTCATTTTACATTAATCGCTTCCAGACCCTTTTGGTTCCTGTTTGGCTATCGTAGTCATTGGGTCGGACTACGAATGGCAAGTTTTCAGCGTCAGTACCATTTGTTAGTTGATAAATTGCAGGAAGTCCATCAATAACTAAAAAAATAACAATCCCAACAGCATAGGTTCCGCTAACCGTGGCCAATCCGTCAAGGTTTGTTGACCCGCTGCCATCGAGTCCAGTAATTGATGGCTCAACACGAAGAATATTGACGCTTGGGGTTTGGATCGGAGTCGAAGAAACGCCGATAACGCTACTGGATGGGATGGGGATACAGATCTTGCTCATTTATCGGGTGACTTCTGGTGAAATGATAACATTGCCTTGCAGGATTCGGGTTGTGACGGCCCCGTTGTAAAGCTCAAGGTCATATACGGCTTTATCACAGACCGAGAGTGACGCCGTGTCAGATGCCGAAATAAATAGTCTAATAGATCCTGTAGCTTCATTCAAAACAATTCTACCATTAGTTGTGGACAATTCAAGAATTAGTGCTTTGGATTCGGGCTTTGACCGAATATGAATCTTGGCGGTATATCCCGTAAGATCCACGGGTGCCGAGGGTTCTCCAGTCTCATAAAACAGAGTCTGATTAAATGTGGCACCTTGGAATATGCAAATATCCGCTTCGGCAATCGGTAGTTGAACCATAAATGGAAAATAGAATCTACCAATTCTTCTTTATAGTCAAGGCTTGTTTAAGTTTTTTGAACGTCTCCTTGTTTAGCCGTTTCTTTTCCTCAATCGCCTCACTACCAGCCATGGCTCCAAATACTTTACGAGCAACAAATAATCCTACGGCAAATGAGTCAAATAAGTCGGGAGACTTTCCGATCCGCTTTTTCATGTCGGTCTTGGACTCAATGATGATCTTTCGGGTTCGGCGCACATACTTTCTTTGGGTCATCTCCCATGCCAAGTCAGGGGTAATCCCCTTAAGCTGCTCACACTCCAAGAAGTAACGGGCAGCAAAGCAGAGTTCTGAGGCCATATTGTGGAACAATTCTTTGCCAACCTGTGGCTTTCCAGTGGCCTCATTCCTCATGGCGTATTGGGCACTGACAGGAAGGTCTGATGCCGCTCCAGCAAAACTCACTGCATGCCAACCCTTTAGGAGTTCCCTCTCTCCGATTGACCAGAAGATACCACCCGCCGAGGCATCCACCCCCATCCATTGATTCGGGATTCCCAACTTGAGAGACAAGTCGTGGATTTGCTGGATCATCTCGTATTGGAAGTCCTCTTGAGATCCCGCTCTTCGGTTGAGGACATACTGTTTCTCGACAGCTATCGCCCATTTCCCGCTGATCAGCCTCCCATACTTGAGGTGGGTGAAGACAAATCGGTCACCGCCCTCTGTGTAGCTGGGGTCGATTCCTGCAAGATCTTTCGGGGTTCCATCCCAGATCGGTTTGTCCAACGCCCCATGGCGGGCCAGCAGGATGTCCGAAACAATCGTGGAATCGTCAGCGTCAGCAGGAGGCCAGAAGCCCCTGAACTTCCTCCAATACTGGGGGTTGAGTTCTCCAAGCTCCTTTCGGGCCAAGGCCACATCATTGGGTTTGGGGAGAAACGGATAGCGCAGTCCCTTACCAGCGTCGAAGGACTGTTGGTTGGGGTTGTCGTTCTCTGAATCAAATCTGATACACACTCCCTCAATACCAGCCACCCGTATCTTCCAGTTTGGGGTGTTCTCGTCCACACTCATCCACCCCTTAATAGGTTCGCAGAACTTCCCGTGGGGATCGAATATAGAAGATGGGTTACCAGCGCCGACGATATAAAGTTCTTGAGCGCCCTTAAATCCCCACACGGCTTGGGAAATCACGGAAGGCGAACAGTCTTGTAACTCATCGATTATCAACACAATACGACGATTCTTCTTGCCTTGAAGTCGTTTCTGAGCGTCATCTTTATATTCGTCACCCGCTGCGAGTAGCATGATTGATGAAGCGTCACTAACCCCCGTTTCTGGGTCGATAATAGCCCCCTCTTCATCCGAGAGCTTGATGATATCCATAGACTCAATGAGTCTTCCAGAGGCTAGTCCCATGTTTCGGGCTTCGCGGTACATCTTGACCAATGCCGCCCAGATACGCTGCTTGGCGTCTATTTTGGACGTAGAGACCACAATGGTCATTGTATTAATTGGGTCGCAGAACCAATTAACCAGCGCAAATGCCGCCATCCCGTAAGACTTGCCAGAGTCTGTTCCCCCAGCTAGTCCCGTTACGCTTCGGACAAATCGGTTGCCAGTTGCATCGTCCACCTCGTAAACTTGGTTACAGAATGCTTGTGCGCTGAGTTCTGCCCACCTGTGCCATTGAAAGGTTGGCCATATAGCAGAGACAATATTGCGATAATGGCGGGCCTTTCCTAGTCCCCCATCTTCGGGTGTAAGTCCCTGCAAGAATGCATCCATCTCAATACGGATTGGCGTAATCGCCTGTCCGTCTTTGGGTAGCCACAACCTCCCGTATTTCTCTATCCCTTGATCAACTGTTGCCATTTATGAAATTTATACTACACTAATCTGGATGGAGAAAAAGCGCAAGAGTGCAGAACGCGATTGGGATTCGATTGAAAATCGCATCAAAAAACAGAGCGCATTTCGGTTATACGCCGCTGGTCGAAGCATGCCAGAGGTAATGAAAGCCTTGGATACCAAGCATAAACCCACTCTTGAGAAGATGATCTATAGCGAGAAATGGGACGAGTACGTCAAGGTATGGCAGGAAAATCCAGAAGCAGAAAATCTCTACCCTTGGGATAAGGAGCGTCCCGTAGCCCTAATTGCCCCTCCCGCCAGAATGGAGGAGATGGATAAGAAACGCAGGCTGGAATGCATCAAGGGATTCTCCATGTATTGTTCGGGGCGCACCATGCGGGATATTGCCGAAGAACTGAAGGTTAGCGAATCTACTGTCTGTCTATGGCGGGATACCCAACGCTGGATTCAATGCAGAGAGCGTCTGGTCAACGAGCAGTCTCCAGCCCCTTGGGAGGATGACGGCGTTCCCACTTTGATGTCGGAAATTACGGCTTCATTGGAGACCATGAAAAAATCGATCAAGTTTCTGACTGGCAGGGTTCTGGTAAAAGCCGCTGATGCCGCGCAAGACCTAGATGGCATGGAAGCTCTTGGTATGATGAGAAATATCAAGCAGTTGGCAGAAGCAGCATCTATAAACTTTTCTGAGGGCAATAATCAGCAAAATGCAATTCAGATTAATATTGCCACCAAACTGGATTCCATGAAGATTCCCGAAAACAACACTTATGAAGCGGAGTTGATTGTCAATGAGTGAAGCGCCCAAATTTTGCTACGAGAGGAAATCGGATGTTCCGCCACAGGGATGGTGGGTAAGTTGTCCGATTGTGGGCGAGCCCGTTCGCGGAGGTGATTGGTATGATATGGTTGCGAATTGTGAGAAGCTTTTAATATCCAGAGGAATAACACCCCCAACGGATCTTGTGTCACAAATAGAACACAATCTTTGTGATAGGCTTGCTGGAAGCGCCAACTGTGTTCCTTGTTCAACGGCCAAACAAACTCTTGGATTTGGTGAAATTGTACGATGGGTCAAGGCAATGTATCATTTTGCCAAGGACAACAAATTTCAACTCGTTGATCAAGATGAGGCTGAACGAAGAGCTAAAATATGCGCTGCTTGTCCATATCAGATTTCAGCTTCTGGATGTTGGGGTTGTAAGGGGATTGCTGGTATGCTGCCCCATATTGCAGGAGCAAAGACAACGACTTATGACCAGCAACTTAAAGCCTGTGGGATCTGTGGTTGCTACAATGCGGTCTCAGTCCATCTTCCACTTGATGCACAGACGGGTGAAGGATTGAACTTCCCATCCCATTGCTGGAAGGCTACGCCATCTCAAATCGGGTAATCGCCTTATTGAAGCTCATGTTGGCCACGCCTGTGGGGCCGTCACGATGCTTGCCGACAATAAACTCCATCGTGGGATTCTGCTCATGGTCTTGGGCGTCTTCGCTGTGAAGCATGATGACGATATCTGAGTCTTGTTCGATGGCTCCAGATCCCTTGAGGTCTGAAAGGCTTGGGCGTCCTCCGCGCTTGTCGGGGTCGCGGTTTAGTTGAGCCAACACCAAAACAGGAACCTTGAGGGTTTTAGCCAGATCCTTAATTCCGCCACTAATCTCCTCAACCTCGCACACGCGATTGTCTTTGCCCCTCTTGCTATCGCCCTTAACCAACTGGAGGTAGTCAATGATGATAAGGTCTAGCGGAGTGCGTTGGTGGGCACGGCGGGCCACCGCCTTGAGATAGCCGATAGATTTGGCCGAGCTATCGTCGCAAATGATTTCGGATGCTTGGATTTCCTGCACAGCCCGTCCGAGAGATTGTTTCTGATGCGGGGTTACCCGACCAGAAAGGATGTCAGCAGCACCCACACGCGCCCGCGAGCGGATCATGCGCTCCATGAGGGCAACGCTTGTCATCTCCAAAGAAAAGATTAATACCCGCTTCTTCTGGTTAAGCGCCACGTTTTCAGCAATCTGAAGGGCGCTGGCCGTCTTACCAACCGCTGGTCTCGCAGCCAAGACAACCATGTCTCCGCCACGCAAGCCAAACATAAGAAGGTCATCCAATGGAGTGATGCCAGTGCGAATGCCGATACAGGGTTTTCCAGCAATCGTGGATTCGATGTTCTGGGCAGCGCGATCCAAGGCATTGTTAATAGACAGCTTGCTGCCATCATCCATCTCGTAGTCAGCCCGCATGACAGTGGTTTCCGACCAGTTCTTGAGTTCTTCAATCTTTAGCTCGCGATCTCTGGCTTTGTGAACCATGTCATTGGCCAAGTATTCCAACGACCTTCTGTAGCGGGCTTCCTCCAGCTTGGGGTAGTAGCGTTTCCAGTTGTTGTGGGCTACACACGAAGTAGCAACTTCTGTGATCTTCTGCTCACCACCTACGATATCGTACTCGTTGGCAGCTTCAATCTCCCCCTTGACGTTGATGATATCTGCCTGCATCCCCTTGGCGATACAGCGCATGACCGCCCGAAAGATAATCTTGTTCTCCTGAAGGTAGAAATGATCTTCCTTTATGGATAAAAGGATCTCACGCTGATCCTCTGACGGGGCATGACAGAGGCATGAAAGAATGGCGGTTTCGGCGGATGGTTCAAAGATGACTTCTTGCATAGGAAGCGTTAGACAGCCTCTTGGGCCTTTCGTTCACGCTTTCTTTGCAAAATTTCCATCATCGCCTGCCTGCGGCGTTCGCGCTCCACCTCAGAAATAACTCGCTTTTTTTTCGCCTTTTGTGACGAGTTATTTTTTGGCTTCAGAGTAGATTTTGATTTTGTCGCCACTTCTGGCGAATTACTCACATCTGCGGTATTGTTGCAAACTGTAGGACTTTGTGCATCATTGTTGACGCTTTGCACAAGGTGGGGGGCAAATTGCCACCCACCTTTTAATCCCATGGAATTCGATGGGATATCTAATCCCGTGGAATCTGACGGCATTGGAAATCTTTCTTGCGCCATTTTGTGGAGAGATCCGTCTTTACACCCGTGAATGACCACGGCTTGGCTGGATATAACTCTGTCTGGGCAAGTAACACCCTGAACCGCTTGGGCTTCGGGGTCTTCGGCGTAGAAAACAATTTTACCATCTTTCCATTGGTAGTTAACGCTTTTCCAGTAGGTTCGGATAAGAGGCGTGTCGCGGCCAATCTCCATGAAGTTCCAGCGACAACGAACGTCCCAAGGCTCTGGAACATTTCCCGATTCCCTATAGGCCAAATTGTAGGTTGATAGAGATTGGGCCGAAGGACAAAAGTCCAAGAAATTGGGAGGATACACCGCGCTGCCCACAATCATCTTGTAGATGTTTTTGCCATTGGACGCCATTCCACCTTCGTAAAGGTGACCAAGAATACCGACTTGTTTGTGGTATTCGGCGTCGAGATCGTCAACCCACCCCTCTTTCATGGGAACGCAGTCTGGCTCCCAAAAATAGAATGGGGCACTGGTTGGATACATGGCAGCAGCCACATCGGCAAACATTTGATTGGGGCCAAGTGGCCAGCCGTCAAATCCGTCTTGGGCGAACAATTGGTCAACTTCAGGAAAGCTTTTCTTTAGTTCATGGATGATGTCCGAAGCTCCAGATGTATCCTTCGTGCAGCATAAAGTCGCCTTATGGCGCATGTTGATGCCAAAAGCTGTAATCGCCTTGGCCGACTCCATGGCCAATTCGGCGTCCCCGTTGTGATAAGCAAAAGCAATATTCACTGTACGTCGAAGTTGAGCGGCCAAGTCGGATAAACAGGATCTTCCAAGCGAATACGAACGTTGTTATATCCTTGGCCCGTTAGTTTTTCGGACTCAAGAGTTGCCTCTTCCCTGCTTAGTCCAAAGGCATGAAGTTCCACAACTTTCTCCCCGTGGCACACAATGTAAGTTTTATTACTTTCGTTCATTTTTTCTTTTTCTTAGCTTCTGATTGATTGATGTATTTTTGAAAGGATTCGGCGCAATCTCTGGCCAGATCGATTTCTGATTCTGGGTCAAAGAAGTAACCGCCACGTTCAGCGTACAACGCTTCCATTGGCATGGGTGTTCCTCGACGGAAACGTGGGCCAACCACGAATGGGGAGACGGAGTCTTCATTGATTACTGTAAGAACTACTTTGAATCGGGCCATGGACTCCAATACTTAATCACACGTTCAAGGATATGTCCAATCCCGCTCCATCCATGGTGGGGGTGGTAGTGGCAAGCCCATTTCAATGGAGGGTTTGACTCATCGTTTTTGATGAGGTAGATTCCCTCTGCATCAGGTTTGGTATTATTGTAATCGTTCCAAGTGATCATAGTAGGTATGACAAGAAAAACTCCACTTCGTTCAAAAACCCCACTTAAACGCAGTGGAAGGTTGCGGAGCGCATCCCCCAAACGCCAGCGTGAGTACAATGAGTATGCAAAGGTGAAGAAAGCTTACTTGGCACTGCATCCCGTATGCGAGAAATGCAAGAAGGCGAAGAGTCAGGACATCCATCATAAGGCGGGAAGGGTTGGACACTACCTTTGTGACTACAGTCTTTTTGCCGCGCTTTGCCGATTGTGCCATGATTGGTGCCACGCTAACGGGCGGGAAGCCCGCAAGCAAGGATGGATTATTGATACAGTTCATGTTCCTCAGTATCTGGCGGAAGAGCCTTCAGAAGCTCAATCTCATAGCCAAAGTCAGGCTCATACTGCCGAATAATCGGATTCCAGACCCTACCCTTGGGGGCTGTCCAGTTGCGGAAGGCGTCCACGGCATTGACCCAACTAGTCTCCAAAGGAGCATTCCACTCATGTTCTGGGGGGAAGTTCCAAGGATAGGGTCGGGGTGGATAGGAAACACAACCACTTGTA